TCCAGGTTTCACAACCTGAGCGTTAATTGCTGATAACTGCACCATAACGTGATGACTTAGAGCCATCGCGGCCCAAGAGGAGTATGCTCCCATCGGCTGTCCCGCCCGGTAATATACCGGGTGGTCACAGTCTTTGTTCACAAAGGCTTCTCCTACTAGCAGGCGTTTCCATGCTAATGCATGATCCCTCCCAATCAAGTTAGATAAAACACTAACCTGAAAGTCAACAGGCATCCTGTCTGTTGCTGCGGAAAGATCATAACAATAGTATGGACCGGTAGAGGGTAAAGACGATTGAAAACTATCTTGATCAAAGGTAAAATCAGACGGTATATTTCTTAATATACCCATTAAAGCATCATGAAGAGGCTTTAATGCTGTCTGAGTCCAATAATCAAGGATAGCTATCACTCGTGTTTTACCTTCCTTATCACTAAAGTAACTAAGCTTACGAGAATACTTTTCAGCCTTTGAGTGGATTAATCTCCAAATCTCCATCATCGAGTATCCTAAACCGGTCATCTGAAATGGCTTAGTCATAGCTACTTGAAGCGCTAACCCACCCAAAAGGATAATATCTTCCTTTTGTTGAGGTGTTATAGCGTCCAAGTCAGTTAAGGCTGATGCCAAAGCAGGACCGTTAGGGCCACTCTTGGTAGAGAAATGAAAATCTTTCCATGATAAGGCTTGAGGGTAAACTCCTAGAGTCTTACAGATCACTTTTATAGTGTCCCCATTTTGGGGAATTCCCTTTGAAGGAGTCTCTATGGTATCTAACTTTAGAATCGCCTTAAATTTAAAGGCTCTTCCTATATTTAACAATGTAAGAAGAACCCTTATACTTTGAGGATTTTCTAAGTCAGATTTCCATAGGGACAACTCTTTGGGGAAACCTGAAGAATCTAGTGCTACGGATTCAAGTTCATATAGTGGATTCCCACTAAGGTACCTTAAAACTGCCAGACGAAGAAATTTATATCTTCGAACTGTCTGTTCTAAGCCTTGGTGGTCCACATTATGTGAAAATGTATCCAAGTAAGCTGTTACACGTAAACTGTATACTTCGTACTGCTCACAATACAAGGTTAATACTATAGGGATTAACTTCCTTATCGTACTTAATCTAGTCATTGTAGCAACGATTATATAAGTTTCACGCAGTGAAAGGGACGCT